ATCTCTTTGAGGAGGCTCCCATCCCCACTGCTTCCACCATCCTACAAGGATATCTTCGTAATCATTTTCGTTTAGTTCTCGTACATATAACTCCATATTCTCACAAATTTAAGGAAAACTTTTCATTACTTCTGATTGCACTGCAAATAGCTCAATTTTAGCAGTAGATGTGTTCTCTATATTAAATGTACAATAGTGTCCTAACACCCCGTGAGACTCAGCTACTGAGTTTTTAATATATAAGAAAAATGCATCTTGTATAGGTATTGGAGTAGTTCCCGGAATAGTAGTATCAATAGTTAATTGGTTTATACCACTTGGAAGATCAACTGTAATTAAGGTAACCTTTCCTGCTAATACAGGGGCAGTATAAGGAGGCAATGAGAAGTATAGGTAATCTCCTACACTTATTATATTCCCTATAGAAATCAATGGTGAAACAGAAAATTTTACTGCTACTGCTACTCCACTTCCTGTAACTTGATAGCTTCTACCTATACCATTCACGCTCCTAAGAGCAAGTTCGCCTACTGAGCTATTCCTTATAAATGCAAAATAAGAAGCTTCTTTCTTTACAAACCAAGCACTTTCTATATACCCTGAGTATTGAAGGTCTGTTTCTAGTGTAACACTCCATATTGAGTCTCCTTGAAGGTTAATGGTTTTAAACAACTTGTTCTCTAAAGGAGACGTATTCAACACACTTTGAAGAGTACTAGGAGTAAATTGTCCATAAAATGTATTTCTAGCAGCATTTACATTGTGCCTATATAGGTTTCCTCCCTTAAAAGTATAGAAATAGTTGTTCATTCCAATCATCCAATCAGGGTAGTAAGAGTAAAAAGATACCCATCCTCCAACCATATCGCTATATGTTAATGTATAATTTGCCATTTTTTATTATAATATTATTTATTAAAAACAAGTAACAGTTGTACTTTTAGCTTTTATAGTACCTGCTTGATCTTTTGCTACAATCCAATAAGTACCATTTGCAGGAGTAATTGCATAACCTATTGCGGTTGCTGTAATCCATAAAGTATTTGCTAATGCAGCAACTTCTGTTAAGAAGTGTGTACTTCCATAATAGTATGATGGATAAACTCCACCTACTGTAGTATTACCAATTAAGTTAAGAGCATTAGGACTAAAACTACAAGTGTGACTAGCAGTAAAATCAAAAGGTATTGCACAAGTTCCTAAACTAATTACAACTCCATCAGCATCTACTTCAAACCAATCATTGCCACCTGTTATTGACCCTGTGGCAAGATAAAACCCTGCGGATAATTGTGATGACCCATAAGCATCTAAATATACAAAGTCATATAATCCAACAGTGCCAGGAGTACTTGCTAGTGATGCATTATAATAAGTTACTGTCTCAGATAATAAACAAGCTGCCACTGAACTAGCAGCCATTACACTTGAACTAAATCCCGTAAGCAATACAGGACAAGCTACTGACATATTCCACGCTGTACCTGAACAAGGACCAACTACCTCAAAATTAATTATTGAAGGAGATGGTGTAGTTTTGGGTATAACCATTAAACAATTGCCCGGAGCAGAAGCTCCTAAAGATACATCACCCGGTGCGACAGTTACACTTTGAGTATTACCTGTTGCAACAAATGCAGTACCATTATATAAATATTCAGTTAATGCAGGATATGTTGTTCCTGATATTCCACAGTCACCTCCTACTGATCCTACATATGTAAACGCTCCTGCATTTGTACTCTCGTGTAACCCATCTACAGATGATGTTAATTTATTATACACATTTACTCCAAGCGTTCCTCTAATTCCATCAGGTACACCAAATGGATCAAATCTTATAATTACAGCTCCAACGTCACCTGCTGTAGTTCCTGTTTCTAAATCAAGTAAATATATTCCTTGACCACCACTAGCTGATATAGTTACACCACAAGGTGTAGCACAAGATGGACAAGTTTGCTGTGGTAATAATACACAACTAACTTGCTCTCTTGATATAACACCATCTGAATAGAATCCATCAGCAGCACACGTTAACAATGAACTGTCTGTAAATACAGCAGTTGCTGACCCAAGAGAGGGTGCATTTATATAATATGATGAACTTATTGCCATATGTTTTTTTTAAGGTGCTACTCCACAGTTACAACAAACGTCATCTAAGTCTATATCTGAATAACAAAGTGTAACAGGAACTGATTTTCTGAAATCCCATATCAAATATAAATAATTTTCAAGTGTTGGAACAGTAAAGTCTGCATAATTATATGATCCGCTACCTAAATTAGGTGTTGCAGTTGTTGCTAAACCTAGTAAAGTATTTATATCAACAGTAGTATTTGCATATAAAGTATCTGAAACAAAGTATTTAAAATTGTCATTGGCTGCATCAAATACAAATGTATCAGTTGCAAATTGGTTTGAAATCAAACTCATTACACTTCCTGCAGGTGGAAAGCCTCCTGTGCCAACAAAGTCTGTTGTTACATTGTACCTTGACACAAGTGGATTAGTAGTTCCACTAACAAATATCACAAAACTTGACTGCAATGGAGAAACAAATGCTCCACTTACAAATCTATATTGAGTATGAACCGTATCTCCTGAGCTAGAATCACTTGTAAGAACAATTTGAACAATACTTAAAGATGCAGCATTACAACAATCAGCAAGAACACTTAATGTAATGTCTCCTGTGTAATTTATTGTAATAGTTGCAGTTTCTACTGAGACAGTATCTTTATCAAATGTTAAAGTGCCTGAAGTGTTTACCAACCCTGTGGTATCAATATTGCCATTATAATCAACAATTATCTCAAATTCAGCTCCTACTGATATAGCTGTAACTCCATAAATAATATCAGACAATCCAATTGTTGGACCCAAATCAACACAATAAATTATTTGTTTAATCTCATCCTCTAGTGTTGACAAGTTAAATACTTGAGAGATGCCACAATTTATACATTGAGGATTAGATGGTAACGCTATGTCATTGCTTGACAAAACATACTCATTCATATATGGATCAAATCCACCTAACTTTTGAGTGCTAAATGATTCATTGAAGGTATCCCTAAACCAAGTCCTCATATTCATTTCAGATACCACCTTTAATTGGTCATTTGAGTTTGAGTCTCCTCTTAGTTGAATAACTGCACCACGTTTTACATCTGTAAAAAATCTATCGTATCCCCATTGTATATAACTCTCAGGATTGAAACTAATGCCATACTTCTCACTACGAGCAATCTGAGTACCTAGCACTTCAGGAACGGAGGTTACCGCACCACCACCTGCAGAGTCTGACAATAGATTTTTACCTGATAATACATATGATATTTTGTCTTCTTGTAATACAAGTACATCAGTTTGCCTACCATCCAATACAAAAATGTCTCCAAATGATCTTTCTAAATTTTTATAGTTTAATAGTCCTAAATTAAATTCATTTAGTTTATTTATGTTTGACTCAGCATTGTATACACCACTATATGTAATGTCGGAAAACCTGTCTGATGTCTTATAGTCTTGTGCAGAAACACTTGTAACTCTATTGCCAAAATTAAAAGATCTTCCAACAATTGAGTCACGAATCTTATAACTTTCTGCTCCATTTCCGAATGCAAAACAGTTAAAAAATTTAGTATCAACAATTGCAGGTGTAGCCGTACCTATATTTTGGTTTTGGATATTACCCATATGATTACCATTTGTAATGGCAAATGACATCTCATTTTCAAAAAATACATCAGGTAAAGCATCTGATGGTTCTGTTTCAAATATTAAAGTATTTTCAGCACGATATACTGTGAATTTAGCTTCAACATTAGAAGCACGACTATTTCCAAATCCAATTCCCCAACAACTTGCTGTACCTGTAATCATTAATTCCAACTCATTAGTAGTTGGGTTTCTATAAAACTGATAATAATTTGTCCCTAAAGCTGTAGGTATAGTTGGACTAAGGAGTCCGGGAATAAATGTATTTACAGAAGGAGTATTACCACAAGATGCAGTTACTATAGCATCTTTTAAAATTTGATCAATATTGTCTCCTACCCACCAATCATACATATTGTCATAATTCCTAGAAGATATTATAGTTTTTTCTAATGTACTTGATCTTTCATAACAACCACATTCTACTCCTACTCTCCATTGTTTTATACTCATAATAATCCTGCTTCCTGATGGAATACTATAATCAGAATATATCCAAGTAGGATTTAATGGATCAAATCCTGCTGTTCTAGATATATTCATTGGGTAATGAAGTGTTGGATAATTTCCGGGAGGAAGTAAAGGACTTGAAGCAGTTACAAGTTTTTTTCCGGGATCAATAACAGCTAATTCATCCTGAACAACAGTAAAACTATTTGGATTTATTTTAATATACACTCCTGCAGGAATAGGTATAAAAACAGTAGGGTCTAATTCACTTGGTATCTCAATAAAATTTGATGTTTGAGCAGATTTCTCTAACACAGTTGTATAAACACAACTAGAAGTTGCTCCATTTGAATCAGCTTTTACAATTAATCTATCACCTACCTCTGTTTTTCTTGCATTTTCACCTTCAAGTAAAAGGTATGCGTTATTTGTTAATGGGTCTTGGAAGTATATACTACAATAAATTGTCTCATAATTTTCTTCATCAGGCTTAATAACAAACTTATATCTTTTTGCCCAAGCAGGAGGTAATTGAGTAGGTGGTATAGTTACTTGTATAGAATTTTGATAAGAAGAAAATCCACAAGGAACGTGTTCAGTATTATTTGGACTAACTAAAGCAGTTGTTGCTCTATTAAACTCATCCATATAAACTATACCAATCTCATAGTCACGATTACTATGCAAACTTTGTGGATTAGCTATTTTTTGAAAAGTAGCATTTACATATAATGTTTTATAATACTCATAAAAAGTTTGAGTTGGAGTTGTAACATTGTCTACATATTTCATTGCAGGAAACTGAAGTCCTATTACACTACTTCCGGGACTTGTTATAATTGTAACAGATTGACCAACAGCACTAACACCACTTGCAATTTTTATATATGCATCTAAGTTAAGAGGAAGAGAACAATTTACTCGATCAGTAAATGTTATTCCTGTGCAAGAATTAGGAACTGTTTGTATATTCCCTAATGGCAATGATGTTCCTATAGCATTTTGAAATTCAACACTTGTTGCCAATGCGTATACTGATGTATATGATGTAGATAAAAAGAATGCAAAGTTTAATACTATTACATCTGTAATTTCAGTAGGAAAAGGTGTTTGACCTGTAAATTGAGAGTGAGTTATACTTACTTCTAAATTAAAAGAAGCTCCTTGTACTAAATCTTGCCCTGCTAAATCAAATGTAACTTCAGAATCTGCAATATTTGTAGGTATATCAATTGTATAATCACTTGAAACTGATCCATCAATAATATCTGAATTTCCTATAGGAGTAGATATTAAATCAGTAGTATATTCAAATTTAATAGGACTTCCAAATTCATCAACTAAATTATAACCTTCTACATAGTTACCATACATTAACCTATTGCCCATAATTGTTTGAGCCTTTGCAAATCTAGGTACATTATCATATAATCTTAACAATTCACTTTCAGCTAATATGGTAAAAATTTTGCTATTTGTAAATGTATAATTACGTGCAGTATTATTTGGTATACCTAAATTTGACTTATCTAATTTCTCAATAACCTTAATAATATTACTATTAGATTGTTTAAATAGTAAGTCAATACCAACTACAAGTGGACCACCTGAGTCATAAGTTATTATAACTGAATTGCAAAAGTTAGTCATCCCTTCATTTAAAAAACTTTCTATACTAAAACTAAAAGGATTTGGAACAAATGAAGGTTGAGACCATTGTGACGTTGCACTATACTCTCCATCAATATACAAGTACCTATATGCAAAACAAATAAATCTTGTATCTAAGTAATTCTCTTGACCACTTGTAACAATAGGTTGAATATTAGGAGATTCAGTAGGTGGTTTTTTAATTACAAGTAAAGACTCTGCACTTGTTTGGTCTATATTAGCAATTGGATTAGCGTAATTCCTTGATACATTAATAAATCTTGGAGCATTGTAATCATCAGTAAAAAATAACAACCCATTAATAATGTCAACTCCTGTAATAAGATAACTTGGATTAAAATTTAAAGTTGTATCTGCATTACTACCATCATTAATGCTAATAACGTGGTACGTTAGTATGTTTGTAAGTATGTTAAAAGAAACAATTAAATCAAGTTTACCTGTAGCTCCAACACTAAAATTGTCATCGTGAACAAACCAATATATTGTCTCATTAGCACTATCTTGAATAGCACCAATACATCTTGCAGTTGCGCTTAATGGTGTGCCATCTATGTATGTTAATGCAGTAAATGGTAAATTTCCTTTTGTATTTTCAATAACACCAATCTCTGAGTTCTCTGTAGAACCCATCCTAATATTCATAGCATTGACATACTCCCCTTCAGGAAGAAGGCGTTGGTCAACAACTTTATTCATCCTTCCTGCTATAAAGTTCCTTGTGAAATTTGCCATTTTATTTTATTTGCTTGTCCATACCTCTCATATTCATTAAGAGTCTGCCGGGATGAATGTTACTAATTCTAATCTTTGCATTATTTAACAATGCCTTTCTTTTTTTACGAGAACGAGCAATAATATATTCTTGTACACCAAGTTTAGAACTCAATATCTCATATTCAACTGCTGCATAAACGTATGCTTCAAATAACTTATTTACAGTTATTAAAGAGTTATCTCCTTGCTCCATACCATCTGATATATACTCAAGAATACAAGACTCTCCTGACATTGACGAGTCAAAATTAATAACTCCTGTCTTTCTTTCAATATTAAAGGTAGGATTAAAGTTTGCAGTCTCTGTATTTAACCCATACGCTGTACCAATGTTGTAATCAAAATACCACATACCATCATAATTCCATCCTAGCTGCCCATTAAATTGGCTTCCTTGATTAAGGTATATACTTTTTTTAATATGCGTTAATCTATCAAAGTCTATCTCAGAGTATTGAGGAGAAAGTGCATTGCCATTTTGGTCAAATAAAATCCTTCCTGTATTATCTTGAAGGTATGCCTTTGATGAAAGAGTTTGAATATTCTCAGACAATGGGCGTAACCATCCATCTTTATACAAGGATACACGAACCCAATTCACATAATCAGATGGTAATATGTACCTTAAATTGTCAGGAACTGTTAACTCTAGTATTTTAATCTCCTTAAATGCATCGTAATTTAATTCTTGTATTGCACGTTTAGCGTGAAACAATACCTTGAAACGCTCTTCATTGTTAACCAATGAATGGTTTCCTGAGTACATTAATAAAAAGTTATTAACAATGTCCGTCAAACTAACATATTGGTATGATCCCCAATTTTTATCTTCAGGGACTACACCTCCATTTTCATAATATTCATATTGTGATATATATGCCATCTTTTAAAATTTTATTATTGCATACTAAATGTAGGCTTTTGAGCTTGTTCTTGACTTAACCCAAACTGAGTAACTTCTATTTCTCTAATTGACATACCACAATACTCAAGTATCTTAGTTACTAATTTATACTCATCTTCAATAGGTAACTCAAAGTCTTTATAATCAGGTTGAGATTGGTCAAATACAGGTTCACCATTAGCTAATGAGATATAAGTCCATTTTGGTACTTCCGGATACCTAAAATAAGTTGCTTCTACTTGACCCTTATTGGTTATAGTAACAGGATAAAAAGTTAACTCTGAACCTTGTAGTCCATAAACAGGGAACTCAATTGTTGGAACAGTTAAATTGGAATTAACCAATAACCCAAGTTTTGAATTATTTACTTTTTCTGTTTGAACAATAGTAGCGGAAGAAATAATAACATAGGAATTACCTGATGCTAAAAATATATTTGAATCTAATGATAAAACTGTATTACTTACTACAGAAACTACTGTAGATACTAACCCTGTAGTTAAATTAGTTACAACATCTCCTGCAGCAATACCATATGTAGTAAATAATGCAGTACTATCAACTAATTGTAAAGAAACTACACTTGTATTTGTACCTGTTTTAAGAATAACAGGTTTACATTTAACATCCAACAACATATATGTATTATATCCTGTAGTGGTTGGTGTTGGCATTGAGAATTTATTAGCAGAAATTTTTGATAAATAATCTGTCCTTAAAAAATATTCTAAAACCTCTGCAATGGGTTGTTCCATATCAGCATATTCTACACCTGATGTACGAGTATTTTCAGCATTTATAACTTTATTATAACTACTAAAATATTCTTCATAAATCTCCATTTGAGAATTATTTGCAAACAAATTAAAATCAGAAGGAGATATATATCCGTAATTATTTTTATTAAGTACTGATAAAACAGCATTTCTTACTCCATTTATCATTAGTTCTTTTTTTACAAATATACATAAAAAAAAGAGGACACAATAAGTGCCCCCTTCTTTAATCACTAATCAATCAAAAATCAAGAACCAACTAGGCTAAAGATGATTCAAGCATCTTCAGTGAGTCCAATCCTTCATCGCTTTGCAAGAAGTGGGCAACCATATCATATGGGTCTTCTCCAAACGGAACTGACAACATTTTCTTTTTATTAGTAATGGTATTAAACCATACCTCTTTCTCTGAATTTCTTAATATTAATAATTTATTTTCAAAGAATAAACGAACTTTGGCTTGAAATCTCAACTCAGGATCGTTTAATACATTCAAAAATCCTTTAGGGTCTGTCTTAGCATACACCAAAATGTCCCTTCTTAACTCCGCAGTTGATACTGTTGATGGGTCTTTTCCAAATAAAACTCTTGTTAATGTCTCAATTTGATCAAGTGTAAGCTGACGAGCTTCAATTAAAGCATCTACTTCTACATTTAAGTCCTCAACCTCTGCACTTGCATCCTTCTCTTTGTCTACCTCCATAAATATGTTGCCATTCAATGGATGGTAATGCAAAAACTGTTGTAAAACAGGATTTGTTCTTGGTACTCTTAAAAATCCGTCTTCAAATATAATCGGCTCAATAATAGCATTCCCATCTTGTTCATCCTCAAAAGGAGACTTTTGGTTTACTGAATACCTTAATGCACGATTTTGGTTATTCTTCTCATCAAACCACATTAGTGGAAAACGAGGGTGATTCCTTGATGCTAATGTATACGAAAGAGGATTTCCCGTCTTTAGTTTATATAATTTATCTGTACTTCCTGTAGCTTTTGCCATTTTATTTAATTTAATTTGATTTAAAAAAGGAGAGTGTCTTTAAAGACACCCTCCATATTGACCTTCTTTGACTATCCGTAACGGAATAATACGAAGTTATTTGCACCTAGAGTACATACACAACGCTCAGAAAGGAAGTTAACCTCCATTGCATCCAAGTCGCTAGTAGCAGCACCACCGGCAGAACCTGTAATCCAAGTCTTGTACCGACGATCTTCGGCTTCAGAAGCACGATATCTAACGTGTAAGAAAGGACGTTTAGCATTCTTGCCCATAATCTGATCGTAAACTGAGGTAGAACCTGCAGGAACCATCAAACCTGTAATAGTACCTGTTGCAGTTGAAGCAGTGGTATTCAAACCACCACGCATTGTTGGATCGTTCAAGTATTTCCAATCAGTTTTGTAGAAGTCATAACCTCTACGGAAACCTGAGAAACCTAAGTTTAACGCCATATCAACATCGTTATCGAAAAGACCATAAGAAGCAGCATTGGCAGCTCCACTTGTAGCGTAACCATTTAATGTAGCTAACATATTGTCAATATCGAAACTAAGACCACGATTAACAAATACTACGTTTTCTTCGATAGCACCTTGCTTATCCAAACGAGAAACGATAGAATCCCAATCAGAAAGAGTTGTTGGAGTACCACCACCCCATACGTTACCACGTTGGTTAACTACGTAGAAAATACCTTCAGAACCAATGTATCCTGCAACTGCAGCACCGGAAGCGGATGCAGCAGGAACTGCTTCAATCATTGAAGTCTCAAGATAATCTTCAAAACGAAGACGAGTTTCGTGCTCTGATTTCAAATACCACAAGTATCCTGTAGCACCATTCTCAGTAGTTACTTCAACCCATCCAATTTGAGCCATATCAGAACCATTAACCGCATACTTATCTTTAATGATAATAGGATTATTGCTGTAGATATCATCTTCAGACTCTAAAGAACCAACCATTCCGTTAGTTCCTTTTTTAAACTCAGAACCGTAAATAAATACAGTACAAGCTGTAGAAACTGCAAATGCTTGACCTGCAGTCTCGTAGAAAGCACAAGTGAAAGTTGTTGCGGAACCTACTGCAGTTACAATAGCTTTGTTGAAAACACCTGATGTATTGTTTTGAATCATCAAAGTCTGTCCAACACGGATAGCTATGTAAGTAACACCACTATCAGCTACAGTAAATGTTGCTGTTGCAGAACCTGCTGCTGCTGCTGAAGTACAACTTGTGTACTTTATGTGTAAACGTCCTTGTTCTGCCCATTTAATTTGGTCAGAGTTAGACGGCATCTCTGCTCCTACCATACGTAGAAAAGACGCAATTGTTCTGTTACCATAACGCTCAAATTCTTTCTCATAAGTATCAGGTAGATACTGATTCAAGAAGTTAAAGTTGGTAATGTAGTTTGTTTGCAATGCCACCTGTTCTGCAGAAGGCTGCAGGGCGTAGGTGGGATTGTTTAATAATGCACTTGCCATTTTTTTTAATTTTTAAATGTTTTTAAATCTTTTTTATACTGCGAATCCTCAGATTTCGTCCTGAGTCAGGGTTTATCGCTTTAACCTGCATTCCGTCTGTAGTTTTGCTAACTTCAGGTGCTCTCCGCTCTGACATATTAATGTTTTTGGTTTTACGCATAACATCTTCAGTGGCATCAGACAATCCTTGTTCATAAAAGAACTTAGCAAACTTGTCAGGGTTCATTGCTATTGACAGTGATCTATGATAACCTGCAGCGTCTTTCATTAAACCTTGCTCATCTAAAAACTTGTTTATAAAGTTTTGTGGAGTTGATTGGTTCTTTTTTAACTCAGAGGCATCACCGGGAGCAAACGTAACTTTTTTGTTATTAACATTAAACTCAAAACCTTTGAACTCGTTGTCAAATACATCATTTGTCTTTTGGTCAAACCATTGACGCTTACGTGTGTTCTCTTCTTCTATTGTCTTTGCTTGTTTGGTATATTGCTTATAACTTTGGTACATCTCTTTCTCATCATCGGAAACGAATGCCTCACTTGACTCAAGGGGCATTTTGTATTTCTCTTTCTGAGAGTTGAAGTATTTCTTAGCTTCAGCAACAACTTTCTTTTTGGCGATTTTAACTTTTTTAATAGTTAATTCATCGTCAATATCTTCATCGAATCTGTAATCTTCTAATAATGTATCTATATCGTTACTATCAAGACCTTCTTGTGTAGATATAAGATAATCTTTAAGAAGTTGTTCAGAGTCCATTGAATCAAAATCTTTCTTTAACTTAACAAAGTCATCGAATCCCCGTCCTGTTTCTTTCTTATACTTCATATAAGCTGAAACATCTTCAGGCAAATCTTCACTTTCTTTACGTTCAGCCATTAACTCATCAAATGAGTTTATTTGCTTATTGTATCTTTTCCCAATATATGAAAGAACATCTTCTTCTTTTAAATCAGCACTTAAATTCGGTGCATTTTCTTGTACATTATTTTCAACAAATTGTATCTCTTGTTGTACATTACTTAATGACTGTTCGTGTTTGTCAAGCAATTCTGTTTCTACTTGTTGAACACTTTTTGGCTCAATTACGTCTAATGATCTTACTTTATATTCCATTTGATTTAATTTTATTTATACAAAAATATATAAAAAATTTGACATTTTTATCTAGGCGAAAATTCAGAGAAGTCAAATCCATCTAAACTATCCTCATTACTTTCAAAACTCATTGGTGGAAGATTGTTCTTTCTTTGATTAATTAACTTAGATTGCTCAGTATTTTGTTGACTAATTCTACTTGCTTTGGCATCTTCTTTCTTTTGCTCTCTATCAGTTAAATTATTAGTTTCCATTCCTCGTATTTGTTGAGTATATTGAAACTCTTCAGCCATTAGATAAGATTTTAACTCTGCTTCTTTTTGCATTTTTTGAATATCAAAAGCAATTTCAGCTTGTTTTATTTGCATCTTAGCCTTTGTTTCCATATCAATTGTCTGCATTGCAACTTGTCCTGCCATTTCTTGAGACTTTAATTGCTGTTGAGCAATCATTGCTTGTTTCTGCATAGCCATCTTTTCCTCACGATCTTGAGTTTTAATTCTTTTCATCTTGAGTAACTGATTGGCAAGTTTAAGATTTCTTATCTCACGTATATCAATTGCATCTTCAAGATTAATATCTCCTTTAGATAATGCCATTTGAATATTACCTTCAAGTTGTGCTTTTTGTTCTTCATCAGGAGAAATCTCTATAAATATACCAAAGTCATAAATATAAAGGTCTTTAACTTCATCTAGTATAGATACATTGTATTTACCAATTTGATTGGCAAACTCATCTTTAAAGTCAGCATATTGTAAAATATCTCCTATCCTATAAGTTAATGCCTCTGCTAATGAACGATAAATATATAAAGACCCATCAAGTATATGTCTTGTAGCTGTATTTGAGTTTAATGCTGCTAATTTCTGTAATCCAACTAATGAGTTAGGATCAGGATTAGAACCATCTCTTGCTTCATTAAGTCCTGTTACAGACCTAATCATATCAACATAATGGTTCATATTTGTAATAAGCATTTGAGTTTTAGCTGCTCCTGAGTTAGAGTTTAACTGAGTAATAGGCACTCTTGCATTATTAAAGTCACCATCTTGAGTAAAACTTCTACCAATTACACTACCTGTTTGGAAGTATAATCTTAAAGCATCTTCAGGATTATATGCGTTACCTGTACCTAAATCAATTTCACTTAGTCCATCTGCATCTATAAATACACCATCAGGAACTGTACGTGCAATAACTTGTTGTAATTTTAAGTGAGTTATTTGAATTAAGTCAGCAAATGGTATCATCCTGCGACATAAAGACTCAATAACACCCTTGTACATACGTGGAGCACAGGCTACATAGTTTGGAAGAGCGTGTTGACTAGATGACTTTGGACGAACCATATTCTCAGATAATCTCCATTGTAATAGCATACTAGTTCCCATTACCATTACACCTTCATACCAAACATCAATTGTTTTCTCAATTTTTTCAAAATTCCCCTCTTCCATCTTTTCAATAGGAGGATTAAATGTATCATCTTTTTCAATTATACGAGAGCCACCACCTTCTAAATTTTTCTTTTTATAAACTACTTTTTTAGTTGTTTTATAATTAAAATATAAAAGAGTACAAGTATCTCTATTAAACATACTGTTCTCATAAAACTGAGAAACATTGTAATAATCATACCAAGCTTGGCTGTATTGTGTAACTTCTTGTAAGTCTTCTTTAGTTAAAGATTGATCAATTTTCATCAACTCAATTATCGGCATAGTTTTAATCTCACCCCAATAAAAACAATCTTTAAAGTACGGGTCTTCAGTATAACTGTAAACAATATTAGCCGGGTCAACATATGATATTTTAACACCTGATCCTTGTAAAAACTCGTGCTTTGCAACACCTAACCCAACAACAGTTATATCGTAATCAATTCTTTTACGAATATCATCGTAATGATTATCATCAAATAAAGTGTTAATAGCTTCTTCTTCTGCAATTTCAAGTGCAGGTTTAAAGTTAAGCTGCATATATAAAGACAATTCCTCATCAGTTTCAGGTAATTCTTCAGGGTCCATCATAAATGGATTTACTCCTGTCATTTCTTGAATTTTACTCAAGATAGGTTTACCTGCCATTTGAGTTTCAAGCATATCCTGATACTTGCTTCTTTTAGCTTGAGACATTGCATCTTGTGCGTAAGCCTTTACTTTAAAGAGTCTATCTGACATACCATTAACAACAATGTCAACAAATTTAGGGATGATTGGAACGGGAGTCCAATCTAAATTCAAATAAGACAAATCTCCATCAATTGCTAATTCATTTTTATATTTGGCAATAGACTGTTCTCCACGTGCATATAGTCTTACTCTACGAAAGTCTCTCCATTGACTATAGTATCTACAAGAACTTCCGTCTTTTCTGAACCACTCATATTGTATGGATTGACCTATTTGTAAACCAAATTCTTTTGACGCTTTTTCTGCATCAGTTACTAACTGACTTGGAAAAGATGTTGCGTTTATTGATACTGTTATATTTTTCATCTCATCAATTGACTTGTTGTTCCATCATTTGTATACTTGGCGAAGTTAATAATTAATTTCGACTCTTTTTTCTCAGGCATATACATATGTTTCTGATTTGCCATTATGCATAGTCCTGAACTAATAGATGCATCGAACCTTGTCCTATCATTAATATCAAACCTTGCCCAATCTTCTAGTGTTCTTGTAAATGGCATAGTTCCCATTTCTTCAGGGTCTCTATACTTTGCTTCTAAATCCATTCCTACAAACTTCTCTATATAAGACTCAATAGCCGATGCGTGTGCCTGTTTTACATCTTCTGATGAGTTAGGGATACCCCCAAGTTCACGTTCTGTCTTTGATAGCTTCATTAATTGCTTATCAGGTCGGTTTAAACTAAACCCCCTATATCCTCTATTTTTAATGTGATATAAAAGTCTTGGCTTGTTATTTTCTACTAAGATAGGCATTCCGTAGAACACACAAGCCATTAATACTTCTTCAAAGAAAATCTCTGCCGTCTGTGGACGAGCAACATATTCTAAAAAAAACTCATTTACAGGAGCATCATCCATATGGAACTTAGTCATTCCGTGTAGTGCCCCATTGGAACCACGTCCTCCAACTACTGCTGATATATCATAAGAGTCACATCCAAATGACCCAAGATGCTCATTGCCGGGATATTTAATCCCGTTCCTTATATGGACATTGTTCTGCATATGCTTTGGTGGAGACCAACTTATGTTGAACCTGCCACGCTGTTCAGGGGTCCATATAACCTGCGTGTCCTTTATACCATCCTTCCAATAGAAAGACCCACGTGTCATATAGTGGTCTTTTATCATTGAGTCATTGTAGTCTATCTGTTGGTAAATCTTAGTAAGGTTAAACAAGGCTTGTTTGCTCTCATCTCTAAATGCGTGAGACTCAGTTCTAGGAAACTGACGATAAAACTCATTCAATGCATCTGCATCGCTTTTTAAGGACTCAACCTCCGCTTCCCAATAGTCTACTGCCCCATTCTTAATAAAATTACCATCTACCCCTAGAATCGGCTCTATTGGCTTCTTAAACACAGGCATCCCGTATCTATCTATAAATCCCTCCATATTCCACTCCATTGGAATGAATAGTGCATATAGTCCACTTTTAGTCTGACCATTGGCATTACGGGTGCTTATACGTGAGTCCTCATAAATATCTTTAAAGTTTTGTCCACCTTTAGATAGTGCATTTGAGGTTGAACCCATCATACACTTACCTATAATCTTGCTACCTAAACGCAAACACGTTTTAGTTACACGCCAATTCTCCTTAATGTTTACAGGCTTGGTCCACTTCCCACTATTAAGACTTAATGTAAAATCTGATAAAATTAACTTTCTCTCATCGTCATTATCTCCATCTACTTGTATACCAATATAGTCTCCTTTACCAATATATTCAACACTTACTTTATTTCTTCTACCTTTTGTTTTAGGAGTATAATCTTCAAAAGACTTCTTTTTTGTTATAATAGGTATTCTTGCAAGGTCTCCTGATAAACGAACTGAATATGATGTTGTATTAAAATTTGTAGTAGCTTCAGATATATTGCTACAACTTATACCACAAGACAATGCAATTATTCTAATAGATTCTATGATATGCTTTTTACTCATACCTATTTCTATATTACCCTTCTTTTTATCGCTATGACCATCAGAGTCAATAAGTCCTGCTAATAACTGAAGTCTTGTATCTATTGAAGATTTCATATAACTATCAGGAACGTGCTTATTCATATAAACACCTATGTCTCTTAATGATTGATTAATACCTTTAAATGCAAACTCAACAATTTTAGGAGAATCAGACTTTTTAAGTTCAAATGG